TCATTGATTGACCTATTTCATCAACCGTCATACTAAATGCCGTGCCACGAACAGCAATCGTGGCGGTCGGTGTATTGATTGCAACTTTACTAGGGTTATTATGTGCAATATTACCAGAGGCATATCGCACGGTTCCCATTGCAACTTTTAATCCTAATTTACCCGCAGATTTATTCTTTGGGTCATATACAAAATCATCAATAACAAGTTTTGAGTTTTCTGTTACTCTAACTTGTGTATCATCTTCAAAAGAAATACCTACAACACCGTTACCAGTTTGTACTAAATCGTTACTATCAACACCAACATTCTTTTTAACTTCTATGTTAGCTTTGTTTCTTGTAATTGAGGCAATACCTTTTTGTTCAGTTACAGAGCCAATTGCAGCATTAATGTTGAATGATAGTAGTGGCGTTGAGATTACCAGTAACACCACTACCTGTGATATTAACAATCGCCGTATTTGCATTTGTAACTCCATCTTGTGTAATACTAACTGCGTTATATCCACCAATTACATTAAGTTCAATTTTATGTCCACTAGCTCCTGATTGAGTTGTTGTAACATTGTTTCTATTACCAGCAATTGCAATTTTAGTATCCACATTTGTACTATTAATATTACTAACTACTGTATTATAACTACTGGTGCTTTGATTGTCGGTAGAATTTCCATTGCTATATGTACTACCAATGTTTAATTGATACACATAATTGTCGGCCTGGCCAGTTGTGCCAATATTCAACGTAGTGGTATTGTTATCTCCGTTTATGTCTATACCAAGTGTACCTCCATTAGTACCTAGATTACCCATATTAAGTGTTGTGGCATTAGTATTACCATACTGTCTAATATTGGCTACTGAATCTCCACCAATAAAATTACCAGTAATACTGTTGTTCATACCATCTTGTAAGACAGTAAGTTCCATATTGTTACCATCAACAACAAATGCTGGAGTGACTTGGTTATTTGGATCCCCAAATGTATTTCCAGAACCAGCTTGTGTAATAGACACAGTTGATAAATCAGCATTAGTTTGGTCTATGTAAACAGAGTTACCACCACTATCTACAGCACCAACCAAACCCATAATAAAAGTTAAGGCTATAGCGGTAACTATTTTGCCAAACTTTAAGGTTTTCATTTTAATTCCTTTAATTTTTCTTTTTTAACATACATCTTTAAACCATCTTTTAATGTTACCTCAACAACACCATTGTATTCCGTTGGTAAAACATTCACTTCTGTATCCTTAACGTAATATTTGAATGAACCATATAGAGGCCCATTTAAATTAGATTTCTTATAGTATAGTTTTGTAAAATTTTTTAAATAGTAGGTTGTTGCCGTTGTTGGCTTCGTTTCAACAACCTCTCTTGTCTTTTCTTCAATAACATCTTTAATCGGAAGTGCCGTGCTAATAGGTTTTTCATCTATCTCCTTTTTAACTATTGGTTCTTCTTGTTTACTTGTTTTGAATTTCCACAAGCCTTTCTTTTCTCCATCAAATATTAATTCTTCTACTGCCTTTTCTGTTGCTGATTTTAAAACAAAAATACCTACCTCTGTTGAGGACATACCAATCTCATTTTCAAATGCTTTGGTGCCAGTATCAAAAAATTTAAATGTTGCTACACCTACTTGATAACTCAATAAGGTCTTTCTTACATTGGTCGTTAATAATACCTCACCCGTTTGAGTGCTTACAACTCTCAATGATATCGTTACAACATCTTCATTATATGATGTTGATGGACCAATTCCTAACCATCTCCAACCAAGTCCACCTGTTCTTACATTACTATCATACGATACAATAGATGCTTCAAGTATCATACCAGCAAAAAGTATTGGTCTTAAATTGGATGGGTCTTTTGCCTCATCTCTTGCTGACCTAATCAGTTGCCGTTCTTTTAATAGATTATCAAGTCCAACTCTTTCTACCACTCTAAACCATTGACCATCACCAATATCTTGTAATGCTTTAATCAATATACCTTCACCACCTTGTGTAACCGCTGTAGAAAAACTAGCCACGCCTATTTGTTGTTTCTTCTGTCCTGTCGCATCTCTAAAAGAATATACTGCTACAACAATTTTACCATCTTGTGGTGGTGGAACTTCTCTAACAACCTTTTTAGTTTCTTGTGGTTGTTGTAATACTTCAGCATCACTAGTTTCAAATTTCATTGGTAGTAGAGGACCTGTGGCCGCACAACCAAACAAACCGAAACACATTAAAACAATCAATTTCTTCATTAGAATTTTAATGTCCCAATTGGTATAATCACTTGCGTTAAACTACCATCTATAGCAGTTACAGTTAAAGATATCTGGTCTGCTGTTTTAGTATACTGTATTGTATTACCTTCAATTGAAACTGTTCCACTTGTTTTTGGATTTTCACCAAAGAGGTTATTAACAAGTTGAGTAGATAGTTGTGCATATACACGACTTTCGAAATTGTTTAAAAACTTTTGGAGATTTGTATTATTGGTAGCTGCCGCAGCATCTTTGGCTGCTTGTAGTCTGGCTGATTCTAAAGCTTGTCTACGGGTAGTTTCAGTATTCTCTATTGTTTGAACGTGTGATGAATACCCTATGCCACTAAAGGAAGGTGATTTGAACTGAAAGATTTGTTCTCCACATACTAAACTACTTTTTAGTATTAGGAGTATCGTTAGTAGTTTTTTCATCTTTAATATCTCGCATCATCAACACAATGTTGATTTTTTGATTCAATCTAATTAAATCATTATCTAACATTCTTACACGGTCTATCAAAGCAATTAAAACAGCACTCGCTTCTGAAAGAACAGGCTTAACTTCTTTTGTTGCCCATTCCCAAACATAAAATATAAGATAACCCATACCACCAGCGGCAACTATTGGAAATCCATATTTGTTAATTAATTCTGCTATATCTGCCATTAGTCTTTCCTTGCATCATTTTTACCATCGGCTCGTGCAATACGGTCAATATCTGGTTTTACGCCCATAGCGCTTGACATCAGAGTATCAATTCTGATAACATCATGGTTCATTGTTTTAACACGATTGTCTAGTCCGGTAATAATACCGCTCAACGATTTGACAGAGGATGTAACCCCAGCAAGAATGAATTTTAAGGTCAAAAACACAAAATAACCAGCGGCTAAGGCTGAGGCTATTGGAAATCCTACTTCGGCAACTAATTTAAAAAAGTCCATTTTTATATTGACATTTGAGTTAAATTATAGTATAATCAGTAATTCAACAATATAAGTATCAATACATTGGTATTTATACCATTATTCAAACCTAGGAGAAATTATGGAAATTTTAGCACTTAAATTGATTACAGGAGAAGAAGTCCTCGGGGAGATTGAATCCCAATCAGAAACAGAGTTTGTTCTATGCAATCCAGTAGGAATTGCAGTAGTTCGTGGTCCAGATGGCAAACCTAACGTAGGATTTGCACCTTTTCCTATCCATGCAGAACAAAAGACTGGTTCTACTATTGCCTTGGCCAAGAAGAATGTAGTATACTCCTATGTTCCAGCAGAAGATTTTATCAATAATTACAATCAAATCTTTGGTTCTGGCATCGTTCTTCCCAATAAACAACTAATTGTAGGTTAATTTTGAACAATTTTTATACAAATGTGCAAGTAGCTGGTAATAATATACTCTACCGTGGTGTTATTAATGGTAAAAGAGTAAAGGAGAGGGTTGAATATTCTCCCTCACTTTTCATTCAATCCAAGAGAGAAACAAACTTCCGTTCATTGGAAGGTGAACATCTACAACAAAAACTCTTTGGTGATATGCGTGAAGCTAGAGAATACATCAAACAATTTGATGGTGTCTCTAATGGTCCTAAAATATATGGTAATACTTCATTTGAGTATGCCTATATTGCAGACCAACATAGAGGCAGTATGGTTGATTGGGACCAAGAAAAAATTCTGACTGCCGTAGTTGATATTGAGGTGGGTTCAGAAAATGGTTTTCCTGACCCATATCTTGCAAACGAACCAATCACAGCTATTTGTATTACATATATTAATGGTGAAACTTATGTGTTTGGTTGTGGTGAGTATGAAATCAAAGGTAAAGAAATTTATGTAAAGTGTAAAGATGAGCATACTTTATGTAAAAGATTCATGGAACTTTGGAAGTTAAAAACGCCAGACACTATCACAGGCTGGAACACCAAGTTCTTTGATATACCATATCTCTATAATAGATTCAATAAAATTCTTGGTGAGGATGAGACTAGAAAATTATCTCCATGGAATAACATATATGAAAGAAAAACGGTCATTAATGGCCGTGAAATGATAGAATATAAAATTTCAGGTGTATCTTCGTTAGACTATATTGAACTATACAAATGGTATGCGCCAGGTGGTAAATCACAAGAATCGTATCGCTTGGATAATATTGCCCAAGTAGAACTCGGTGAAGGTAAGATTTCATATGATGAATTTGATAACTTATATCAGTTATATCGTTTAGACTATCAGAAGTTTATTGAGTATAATATCAAAGACGTTGAGTTGATTCTTAAACTGGAAGATAAGTTGAAATTACTGGAGTTGGCCTATACTCTGGCATATGATACCAAAACAAACTATGAAGATGTCTTTGCACA